TGCATCCGCTCGAACCACAACACACGCACCCCGGCAGCATGAACCCCAGCGGGTACATCGAGGCCGCGAACACCAGAACCGCCCACAGCGGCCACGCGACTGGATTGGCGAGAATCTCGGCAAGCATCACGCACACTCCGCAGCGACCACGTAGTAATACCCGTGCCGGTGAAGCATCACCGTACAGAACTTGCCGCTGGCGATCGCGGCGTAGCGGTTGTAGGCCGTGAGCGTCACGCCTGTGTCGGCCTCGCTCCCCGGTGCCCCGGCCCATATCTGGAGCGTGGCGGAGCTGCCCTTCGCCCAGGCGGCGGTCGTCTTGCAGAGGACGGCGTCGGAGTCGTCGGATCCGACATGCGGCGATCCGATCTTCTCCGACCGTCCACCGCGTCCGATGTTCTCGGCATCACGCACGGCTCTGCCGATCCGGCCCCATGATTCTCGGGATGCCCCGATGATTCTCCGCGTCATGCCGGGTCTCCAAACACGGTGCGGAATGCGGCCTTCTTGTACGGGTCGAAATCAAGAGCGACGGGCGGCGTCCCTGGCGGGAGAGCGACACCGCTGGCCAGGGCGACTGGCTGCTTCACCGGACGACCCTCGACCCCGAGGATGGCGGCTCGCTTCGTCCCGGTGCCTGTTGGAACACCGTCGGCCCCGACGCGCTGATTGAATCCCATGTCCCACGGCTTGCAGTGCCAGGTCTCTTCCTTGTACTCGAGCTCGTAGGTCACCTCCCAATAACGGGCCGCTGTTTGCGTGGCTCCGGAACTGGTGATGATGACCTTCTTGGCGAAGTTGGAGACCGAACATTTCCAAGTATCGGCCAGCCCGTAGGACGCGAACATCGGCCAAGTGTCGGAGTTGGTCCGGTTGATCACAGAGTTGATCTGCGCGTCGGCACCGGACAGCGAAGAGTAAGAACGGACGAGCGTGTAGCCTCGGTAACAGAGATCACGCTCCATCCCCTCGAGCGGATCGCCAGCGCTGTTCATGAGGATGTTCCCGTTCTGCTCTTTGTAGAACGGAACGGTGACGTTCACGCCGCGACCAGACCAGACATCCATCGGCAACCCGTTCTCGGGGTTGATGTCGATGATCGGAACGAAGTATTGAACCGTGACCGCCCACAGGAGCCCGGAGCCGTCGGCCGCGGAGTAGTTCCACTTCATCGCCTTGCACGAAGTGAACGACGGGTGAGCCGTGCCGTAGGCCACCCCGGGGGCCGTGAGGATCGCGGCCACGCTGGTCGTCGGTGGCGGTGCATCGACACGCACAAGCCACGTTTCAGACAGGTTGTGGGACTGCCGAAACTCACCGTCTCCGGAGGCTTTGTTGGGCGTGTACTTGGTTGCGATGACGGCCATGATTTATCCCGCGAAGGACAGTTCCTCGATATCGACGCCCATGTCCTCGGTGTTGTCGGCAATCCGCTCGGTGGCCCGAGCCGTCCGCTCCGCCGCGTCTTCCGTGTTGCCGCGCATCAGACGGAACATCTCCGCGATGCCTTCCTTGGAGCGGCTGTCGACGGCTTTCAGTTCCTGCTTTGCCACGGCCACACCAGCGGCAACGCCACCTCCGGCGATGGTGGTCTTGTTGGCCTGGTCCAGTTGACCGGCCGACATCCTCGACTTCGCCAGGGCCGCATCGAGGGCGGCCGTCAGGGTGCCGCCGCCTCCGAGGCCGCCGTTGCCTTCCCCGAAGGCGTTGGAGAAGTTCTGACCGGCGGCGGCAAAGTTCTTGCGGGCCCTGTCGGCCATCCCGTAGGACATCTCGCGGGCCGTCTTCGACACCACGCCAACGATGCGAAGGGCACCAGTCAGGAAGGTCTGGAAAACGCCCACGAGCGAACGGCCGACGCCAGCCATGAGGGAAGCGGCCCGGCCGATCATGTCCGTGACGGTTCCCCACACGGTCCCGATGCTGCCGGCAAACTCCCACACGCCAGACAGCCCGGAGATCATCCAATCGGCCACCCCGGCCATGTAGCGGGCCGCCTCGATGATGCCTTCTCCGATGGCCTGACCGATGTTGGCCCCGCCGACTGAGCCGACGAAGTCGGTGAACGTGGTGGCGATCGACGTAATCGAGGGGGCGAGGTAGGCGGTGATTTGCTTCACGATCCCGCCGATGGCCGCGGAGACCTTGGAGAATGAATCGTTCATGGCCTCGACATCGCGGCCCTGGGCCCCGGTCAGGGCCATCCCGAACCGCTGGGCCTCGTCGGTGGCTTCCTTGATCGATCCGGCCCCGCCGGCAAACAGGGGGAGCAACTCGGCCCCGGACTTGCCGAAGAGCTTCACCGCCGCCGCGGCCCGCTCCGCCTCGGTCGGGAGCGCCGCAATGGCATCGGTGATGGCTGAGAATCGCTCGGCAGACGACTTGCCCTGGAGATCGGCCAGCGAGAGCCCGACGGCCGCGAAGCCTGCCTTGGCAACGTCAGAGCCTTGAGCGGCCTTCACGAAGGCGATGTCGGCCTTGGTGGCCGCTTTGCCGATCGTGTCCATGCTCACGCCAGCCAGGTCGCCAGCGTGTGCCAGCCCGGCCAACTCCCCGTAGGTCATCCCGAGGCGGGCGCTCATCTTGCTCGTCGAGTCGATCACCTCGGCCTGGGCCTGCCCGACGTTGACCAGGGAGCGGGCGTAGCTGATGGCGGTCGACGCCACGGACCCGAACAACTGCGCCCCGGAGATCGCGTTCAGCAGCTGCATCCCGGAGCGGAGCCCGGCAACGTCTTTTTGAAGCCCCTTGAGCGACGAGCTCGCCTTCGACACCCCGGCCGTCAGCCCGGCGCTCGAGGCGGTGAAGATCGCGGATACTTTGCCGATTCCAGCCATCTCAGATTCCCTTCTCGTCCATCTGTTTTGCAAAGATCGGGATCTGCCGCAGGACGGCGATCATCTGCTCTGTGGTCTGGACCGGGGCCCGGTAGGACGGGAGGAATCTCTCCTCAAAATCGGGCTCCACCTTGACCCCTTGGGCCGCCGCCGTCACCGCCGCGAGCTTCCCGCTCCTGGCCCACTCATCACCGAACGGCTCGACGCGCCAGAAGGCCATCCACCACTTCAACTGTCGGAGGGTGATCCGCTTTGACAGCGTTTCGACATCCCACTCTCCGCAACCCAACGCCAGCCGCCCGAGAAACAACGTCAGGGGCTGGCCGCGGATTTTTCCGCTTGGTCCTCGATCTCCTGATCGTCGACCCGGAGGAGCTCGATCCCGGCCTTCCAGACCTCGAGGAGCCCGTCGGGCTTCCAGGAAGCCAGCGTCGGAACGTCGGCATCGGTGAAGAGCCGCTTCCCGGCTTCGTCGCACAGGAGCAGACAGGCCACCTTCGCGCGCCACGGGGCCGGCTGGCCCTTGTTCGTTTCGCAGAAAATCGACCACTCGTCATAGGCCTGAGCGGTCGGATCCAGGAGGAACACATCACCGCCCCACGCGGCGACATGGAGCCGCGTCGGGGGGGCTGTCTTGTTGGCGTCAAGAGCCAGGAGATCGTCTCGAGTCAGCATTCATCACCCCATGAACTGGAACTGATACGAACCTTGGAGAAGTTCACCGGCAGAGCCGACACGCTGGACGTTTGCCAGTTGGGCAGGCCAGCTGGTCGTGAGCCCGGCGATCGTGAATGACAGCGTGGCAGCGAGCCCGATGTCGGAGCGGGCAAAAGGGGGATTCCCCCAGCACCGGAAAGAGATCGAGCCCGGCTCGATCATGGTGATCTCGACTTGGCGGATCACCCGCGTGTTTCCGCCACTGCCGACAATCGTGGCCGTGGCCCCGGTGGTGTCGGTCGGGGAGGCTGCGGAGTAGCCTTCATCGAATCCGATCAGGCCGCCAAGCGCGACCCCGTCGAACGACACGGAGACGTTTTGGGATGATGGGATGTCGGGCATGGACCCTCCCCCGATCAGCCCGTGATCTTGAAACTGGCCGTGCCTTTGACGAACTCACCGACGGCCCCGCCCTCTTCGACATCGGTACAGAAAGCGTTGCCGGTGATGCCAAGGCCAGTGCAGGAGATCGCGTACTTCGTGCCCTTGGCCGGCGGATTCTTGCCCCAGTATTCGAGGCTGATTTCGTCGCCTTGCTTGAGGGGCTCGGCCTGAAACACACGCAGCGAGTCGGCGGCCTGGGAGCAGTCCGAAACCTCGACGAGCGGGCGAGACTCTTTCCGCTTGATGTTCGTGGCCCGGAACTCGATCGAGTTGAACGAGAACGTGAGCCCCTGCATCGTGTCGATGGTCGTTGGCACGGCAGCCATGGGTCACTCTCTCCAGCGGATGAAGATCTGCAACTCGATCACGAAGGAGGTGGGCATGTCCTGCCCGTCGGTGAGGTAGACGGCGGTGCCGTCACGGTCAGCCGACACATGAACGTGGTCGATAATGGCCCCGTTGGCCGTACCGGAAAAGTTCTGGACAGCGGCGACGATGGCATCAGCCACGGCCCGGGCGGATGTCCAGGAAGCCCCGCAGACCTCGAGGGCAAACTCCCCGTCGGCGTACCCCGTCAGGCCGCTGGTCTGTAGGGGCCGCTCGGTCGATTCCCGGGAGTAAACGACGAACGGCAGCGCGGCCGTGTCCGAGACGGCCACCGGCCAGGC